TCATCTGAAGACCATCTCTTCTCTTTGTCAGCTAGCTTAATAATATCTAGGTCTTTTTGTGCCTCATCCGGTAGATCATCAAAAGTAAATGGAACACCTTGGATAAAATACATCAGAACAAGGATATTTCCTTCGCCATACCACACATACTTTGCATCAATGCGATATCTCATAGGAAATCTCATATTTTTTTGTATTTAGTGCGAGTAGGGAGACTTGAACCCCCACAAGCTTAATGCTTAACAGATTTTAAGTCTGGTGCGTCTACCGATTCCGCCATACTCGCAAAAAATCAACTTTCTTCAGGATTCCAGGTTGCTGGGTGAAGACTACAATATTCGTTAAAAGTGATTTTCATCTCTTTATCAGTCAGTCCTGCATTTTTTGCTGCTTTTGGGATATTCCACTTTGCATAGAATAACATTTCCATAGACTGTCGGGTTTCTGGTCTCATAATTGTAGCAAACTAGGATTTCTTCGTAAAATGATGGTTTGTAATAATTCATAAAAAAGGTAATAGGGCGATTTTTTGCCGGAATTTTTTTGCGCCCTTTTTTGGAATTAAAATCCAATTTTGCTCAGAGTGGAGTTGCATATGCCAGGGTATCTTCATCCAGCATGGCACGACATAGTTCTAGTACACCCATAAATTGATCTACGGTATCACACTCTACCACTTTTTCATCACCTTGCTCAGAGTAGAGATAAAACTTACGGGCCACGGGGTCAACAACGCAGCGGGAAAGAAAGTCGTCTTGCATTAGGTTTGTTTGATTACCTGCTTATTATAGGACGGTGAGACCCCTGTGTCAACCCCGTGCATCATAGTCGTATCCTGAGATGGAGAATTGTCTAGGACTACCGGGATACTCTGCCGGGGTTTCTCCTTCATATTCAACGATCAAGGGTTCTCCGTCAATTCTAGACGCATGAATAGTATAAAAACAATTGATTGCTGATGCATTTCCTGACTTGATATGCACTTTATTACCCCACTCAATTTTATCAACAATCAAATCTTGCGAGGATCCAATCTGAGTGAGAGAAACCGTGATTGATTCTGGATCAATTAATCCTCTCCAATAATCAGGAAGATCGATCACATTACTATCGATAAGTTTTCCTCGGATGTAGACTCCGGCCTCTGGACCCTCCAAACAAATATGTCTAAGGCGATGATTTTCCTTATTGGGGTGCTTAATATCAAATCCTTTCCAAGCTTGAACATTAATCGTCCCTTGGAAATTTGTTGCAGTACAAGTTTCATTTACCTGCAGATTATCAATCTGTGCATTACCATGAACTAATCTACCACATGCATCACCGGGGTAACTAGTATCATCTGTCCCTGCATATGCAATGTATTGCGAATTGGTTTTCTTAGATCCAGTTATATTACCACCGCAACTCTTAGTTGATTCTGGTTGGCCAGGTGGTACGAATTGTTCTGCTGCCATTACTTAGTCTCCTTTACGTCATAGTGATATCCAGAGATAGAATACTGATCGTTATCTCCTGGGTAGTCTGCTGGAGAGTCTCCTTCATATTCAGAGATGAGTCTCTCACCATCTGCACGAGTTCCGAACACATGGTAGTAACAATCGATGGGCAATCCACCATTCGATTGTAAGTGAATCTTGTTCTCTCCGATTCTCTTTACGATGATGTGCTGATGAGCACCAATCGGTGTTAAGTTTACCGTGATTGTTGTTGGGTCAACCAATTTTTCCCAATATCCAGGGAGAACAATCTCAGTTTTATTTTTTACACGACCTCTAAAGTATACATCATTGGATGGACCTTCAGGACATGTATGTCTCAGACGATATCCATCTCGTGTTGGGTGAGGAATATCAAAGTTCTTCTTAGCAGACAGAATGTGTGCGCCACAGCGTGATTTTACTTCACCCTGAGCAGTGATGTTTCCTCTTGCTAAAATATCAGATGAAACAAAAAGGTTTGCTTTGATTGCCGTGTTTCCTTTCACATACAACGATAAATTACTTGCCGGAACACCACAAATAGTTCCAGTAAGAGAACCCTTTGGTCCAGCATCTACTCTAGGACCAATCATTACTGTGGCAGGTGGTGGAAATGAGAATCCAATATTACCTACATTCAATGGACCTTGAATATAAGAAGATCCGATAATTTTTTGTGGCCCAATACCTAATGCTGTTGGTATAACATTCTCTGGACATACCAACAGTTGTCCATCGTAGATATGCCCTTCATCAAACTGAAATGCCATGATACTCCTATTTTATTTGTCCTGGTTTTTTCTTTGGATTGGTCGCACAAGAGACTCCATTAATTATAGGGGATATAAGTTGTGTCCCTAACTTACCATTTATGGTCAAAATTCCTGTTGTAAGAAGTTTAAGTGACTGTTTTGCATCGAGGGTAATGTTTTTTGAGTCAAGTTTAATTGATTGATTTCCCTCAACCCAGACTACACCCTCTGGATCTCCTCCAGTAGCAACAATCTCTACATCGGTGCCTTCGATGCGAACTTTTCCATCTCTAGCTCTTATTATTATATCACCATTTTCTGCATTTAGAAAGATAGCATTTTGGCCTTTGCTTAAATCTTCACCTGAGTTTATTTGTGTTGCTCCTGGAGAGTTCATGGTAGTCCAACCCTCACGAACACCATCCTCAGTCATATCAAAGAAGTGTCTACCATCAAGTCCCTTGAGTTCAATACTAGACGTGACAGATTTATCCTTGCTGATACCTCCAAAGGAGATAGCACCATTCATCGCTCCAATAACTTGTGTCCAAAAATTTCTCTTTTCTGCCATAAACTAAAATTAGGAGGGATTCTTAGTATTTATTAGTAACCTCCATAGCCTCCGCCACCACCAGGTGATGGTGAAGGAGATGGACTTGGAGATGGTCCGGGAGAGGGTGTAGATGTTGTAGTTGTGGTCGTAGTTGCTCTCGCTGGTGCTGTTTGCCTACTTCCTGTTGATCTGGTTACAGTTGAAGTTGCTGTTGTTTGTTCTGCGGTTTGAACTTCCTCTGCGGTAGTTTCTGTCTGAGTAATCGTAGTTGTTACTCTTTCAGCAACACCTGTGACACTCTCTTGAAGAGTGTTATAAACTCTCACACCAGTATTTCTAACTCCAGCATATTTTACACCATTATCAAAGAATACATTACCATAGTAAGGTTTACCGTCAAGATATCCATTAATTTGTAGACCAACAAGGTCATAAACCTGAACAACTTCTCCTGGGCCTGCAACTTCAGGAACTAGTGGATCACGAATAACCTCAAACACTGGAATGAATTGTGCATTTACACCTGTTTCAGTGTCCATAAAAATTGTTGGAAGACTTGTATAGTTTCCGCCAGTATTAACCTTTACAGAATTAATTTTTCCAAATGGATTACAGTTATATGTCAGAGTTGTTCCATTCTTAGGTTCAATCACTATCTGATCTACACCGCAGTTGTGATTGATACCAGGATTTGTGACGATAACATCTGTTAATTTAATCAATGCAGGATATTGAGGCACCGTTTGTCCTGGTGGGAGATATCCTGTTCCACTATCCCGAACTAAAACACGACGAACTCTACCAGTATTCTTTCCATCCGAATTGAATAAAAGTTCCATCTCTAATACCGCACCACTTCCATTGTTACATGGGTCAATAACTTGAATTCTTGGTGGACTTGTATATCCATATCCACCATCGACGATATCAACAGCGATAATATTTCCCTCTAGGTCAATGATTGGGTTTGCTTTTGCTCCAATCCCACCACCACCAAAAACGTTGAGTGTTGGAGGTCCACATGGTTTTGGAGAGACATCACAAGGATCCTTCCTTTTTAAATCATTAGTGGTGAGAGCATTGATATCATTAATTGAAAGATATTTTACTTCATTATCGCCATTAATAAACACAAATGTAGTCCCTGGAGACATTTTCTCATAATTATTTGCCTCTTCAATAGTAATCCCCTGAACATATCCGTCAAACTGACTAATATATCCAACTTTTATATTATCTCTTGATGGTGGTTGTATTGGCATTATGTGCTTCCTCTCGATGTAATCGTTCCGATGGTATTTCCTTGTTCATCAATAATTCTACCTTCTCTCACTGCTTGTCTTTCAGCATCAGTAACAGGTTTAGCTAAATCATTTCCAATATCATCTGTCTCTGGTGTTGGCTCTGGGTTTTCTGCTTGTGCTGCTGCATTATCAGCAACCTGATTTGGATTTGGTTTCTCTTCTCCAGGTTTACCACTGCCTCCATCTTGTAATGTATGTGTGTCGTTCGGAGAACACATTGGTTTTGGATCACAATCGAAGAATTGAGTGATCGATGAAATAAATCCAAGTGATGCTGCGATATCTAGGTTTATACCACCCAGAGCACCAAGTCCTCCAGCAAGACCAGCGATTGCTCCACCACCAGTAATTGCTCCAAGTATTGCTGGATTTGCTCCGGCAAGAGGTCCTATAATTCCAACCAGTGAGTTAAGATCTCCAGATGCGATAGCAGAGAATGCCTGTCCGTAAGCGGCCACTTGAGGACCAAAGAGTGATGTAATACCACCAACAACGTCTCCGCCATTGAGAATATCAGTAGCGGTAAAAACTATTCCAGGATCAACTCCTGCCAAACCAGCAAGAGATGAAAGACCACCGATAACATCACCAGTTTGCAGAGCAGATGTTACACCACCGATCAATCCAGGATCAACACCTAGTTGTTGTGCTAAAGCAGTTGATAATCCTCCGACTAAACCACCTGATGCCAGTGCAGCGGCAACGGCAGGGACTGTGATGCCATTAGCAGAAGTGGTTGCTTGAGGAGACGATCCTGCTGCCTGAGTTCCTGCAGCAGAACCTGCACCAGATAAGGAAGTTGAAACTCTGTTAATCATCGGTGCTATTGCAGTATCAACCGATGCCATGATTGTCCCTAGAGTTGATCCTAAAACTTCACCAACTAGTTCTTCAGTAGAACAGATTGGGTTTGGTGTGTAGTATCCTTCAGGTGGAAGTGGTGGAACATTAAAGTTGGGGTCAAATTCTGATACAGTTCCAACCTCAGGTGACGTGGAGTTTACCTCAGTAATAGGAGTTGTAGTATCGTTTGGTGCCAATGAAGGAGCAGGTCCAACTGAAGGTGACGAATTTCCTTTTCTGCCA